GCAGGTAAAGTTAGGGTGATTGCCATCCCTGATGGGCTGACTCAGAGTGTCCTAAAGCCTCTGCATAATGCATTTTTCGATTTATTGAAATTGTTACCGTCTGATGCTACCTTCGATCAGCAGGGCTCTCTTAAGAGTTTTGCTGAGGCGGGTCATACAGAAGTATATTCTTATGATTTAAAGGCTGCTACAGACACAATTCCGATGAATCTCTACGTGTCTATGTTGAGTTCTCTCTTTGGGACACATGTCGCCGAAGCATGGGCTTCCCTTCTTCGCGATCGAACATGGTCTTTACCCTCTTGGCAAAAAGAAGCCAATGGTAAGGAGATAAATTATCCCTTAAAGTATCGTGATTCTCAGGGTTTTTATCACTCTGAAATCCGGTATGGCCGGGGTCAGCCTATGGGTGCTTTATCATCTTGGGGTGCACTAGCCTTACTACACCATTTTGTGGTACAGTATAGTGCATTCTTAGTTGGTAAGTATCCGTATTATGACTACCGTGTCTTAGGTGATGATATCGTCATCGCTGGTAAGGATGTTGCTCGATCTTACTTGGATACATGCTCCTTCTTAGGTATTAAGGTAGGGTTGGCAAAGTCTTTCTCATCTGAGAAGGGTTTTATCAATTTTGCTGGACAGTCCTACTTAGGTTCTTCCAATATATCTCCAATTTCCTTTAAACAGGAGTTGGCTGCCAATGATGGGTTTTCCCGTCTTGGTTTGGTCTCTCAGGCTGTTGCCCGAGGATGGATATCTATGGATTCCAATAATTTCGTGTCAGCATGTTTACGATACATGCTTCCCCCTCTATACTGTTCGCAGATAGAGGCGTCAAGGAAGGAAGGGAGGGTCCATGATGCAGCGGTTAGTTCTTCTAATCTAATCTTCCGGGCAATCCTCGAAGGTGGTTTACCTTCTAATATTGCTTTGGGAGGATCCACTCTTTCCGTTGTTAGTTCAGGAATGTTATTTCCTGGGCTGCAACTGTTGAGTGCTGGGTTAGAAGCGTTAGCCGAGCGTAGTCCTGAAAGGGACTGGATGGCTCGCGAGAATCTCTTCCGCCTTATTCTACGTCAAGTAGATAAGTTGGAGAGATCTCTTGAGTTACGCCTGGAAGAGTGTGAGAAGGTCTCACCTCAATATGGTTTCGTGCGTTTCTTGTGGCCTCAGACTATTCGTCCTTTAGGCAAGGATCCATGTGATTTATCATTTGTGATTCCCCTACTGGACAGATTCTCTGATGTTGCATCTGATGCATTAGATCAGCTTGTGGTGGGATTGAATGCAATCCGCTGGGTCTGTGCTGGAGTTCGTATGGAGTTGCCTCTTATTGTTGAAGAGGGGTCTCTCGATGATTTGTTTGTGGGTTATCAGCGTCTTCTTTCTTTAGAGAAGGAGATAACTGGTCGCTCGCTCACAGACATAGGGATATTCCTTGAATCTGAGGAGCCGACTCCGGATAATACGCTCTTACATGAGCTTATGCTCCAGGCTGCTGACTTATCTGAGTTAGATAGGTTAGGAGTTAAGGACCACATCTTCCCTGAAAGTGAAGGGTTGAATTTAGTACGGATGAGCCATGCTATTCGCTTGGCGAGTCTCGCACAACAAACCAACACTTCAAGTAAGCTGGATACTTAGATTCCAGTTCCCTTATACTCGCATACCTCCTTCCCGGGTTACCTTGGAGGGCTGGGTTCAATCCCCAGAGGGAATGCTTGATCAGCATTAATGAGATCCCCCTACCCTTGGGAAAATGGGTGTGGTTGGCGTGTCCAGAAGCGCCTGATCCCCGTACTCGGGAGATTGTGATTGATAATTTGAGTCAATCGGCATGTAGATATAGATCATTGCTTTACCCCTAATGGTATCTTTATCATTATGTATTGCAAGCCGG